TGAATGGCGGGTGATTAGATGACGAAAATCAACACAGAATATGACATAGGGAAAGCCTTTGAAGCGATAGAAGATGAACTGATCGCATCCATGATCCGGAATATGGAACGACATAAGTTGGAAGAGATCACCGAGGACAAGCAGTGGACCATGTGGCAGACGGAGCAGCTTCAGGCATTGGAAAAATACAGGAAGGACAACCAGAAGAGATTCGGCGAAAAATTTAAGGAGATTAATAGCCGGATAGAGACCCTGATCCGTACCGCAAAGGATGATGGAAACATGGATCAGGAAGCGGCTATACTGGATGCCATCCGGCGGGGATTTCCGGCAGGAAGAGTGAGCCCGGGAGCCTCGGCAGCATTCTTCCGCCTAAATCAAAGAAAACTTGAAGCTCTCATCAAGGCAACAACATCCGATATGGAGAAAGTTGAGACGGCCGTGCTCAGGATGGCAAATGACCGGTATCGAAAAGTAATTTTCAATGCACAGGTTTATGCCAACAGTGGAGCAGGAACCTACGAGAAAGCTGTAGACATGGCAACGAAGGATTATCTGGCAGCAGGCCTTAACTGTATTGAATATGCTAACGGAGCAAGGCATACGCTGGCGGATTATGCGGATATGGCGATCCGTACGGCAAGTAAAAGGGCATACCTTCAGGGAGAGGGACAGAAGCGTCAAGAGTGGGGAATCACCACGGTAATTATGAATAAGCGAGGGAATCCTTGTCCGAAGTGTCTGCCATTTGTAGGGAAAGTGCTGATTGACGATGTGTGGAGCGGCGGCAGCGCCAAGGATGGCCCCTATCCATTGATGAGCGCCGCTATAACAGCAGGGCTGTATCATCCAAGATGCAGAGACAGTCATACGACCTATTTCCCCGAATTAGAGAATCCGGACAATGGGTACAGCAAAAAAGATATTGAGGACATAGAGGAGCAGAACCGACAGGAAGCCAGACAGCAATATGCCGAGAGACAGGAAAAGAAGTACGGGAGGTTAGCCAAGTATTCGCTTGACGAGGAAAACAGAGCACGATATCAAGCAAAAAGGGAGGAATGGAAAGGAGAGTTATCTCA